GAATCGAATAACGGGTGCAAGCTCCGATGAGCAAAGGGCGGAATGGTTCTCCCCTGCAGCTGGATCGCAGGTCTGACCGTCGCAGGCGGGGCTGATTTATTCACTGTGACGCAAGGAGCGCCGCACACACCACGGATGGATCGTTATGGGCCGCAAATCAGCGCTGACAGAAAAGCAGTGGCAGCAGATCGGCGAGCGACTCCTAAAGGGTGAAGCTGGTCGTGTCCTGGCTCGCGAGTTCGGCGTCTCCGAGGCAGCGATCCGCAAGCGCTTTAGTGCGCAAACGAAGCAAATAAAATCCGTTGCGAATCAATTGGTTGCAGCGGAAACGGCTTTTGCGTCTCTTCCGATAAGTGCGCAAATAAGTGCGCGCACTTTGGCGGACGAACTGAAGGAAATCTCCATGCACCTGGCCGGCGCCGCCCGGTATGGCGCAGCGACCGCGCATCGCTTATCAGGCATCGCGCACGCCAAGGTCGAAGAGATTGACGACGCCAAGCCGCTGGACGATGAGAGCCTCAAGACGCTGAAGGGCATCTCGGTTCTGACGCAGCTCGCCAACAACGCTGCCGAGATTCCGATCGGGCTGCTGAAGGCGAACAAAGAGCAGATCGACCAGATGAACAACCCCGAGACCGACAGCGCCCAACTGCTGAAGGACATCGCGGCGCAGTTGCCCGACTAATGGTGCTCAGCCTGCAAACCCAGCGCGAGTTAGCCCGCTGGTACAAGCTGGTCGATCATCCGGTGCAGATGGCCCTGATCGCGGCAGTGTCAAACGGCGTGCGGTTTCCTGTTGTTCCTGCCGGCCGCCGCTCCGGGAAGACCGAGCGCGCGAAGCGGTTTGTGGCGAAGATGGCGATGAAGAACGCGAACGAGCGTTACTTCATCGCGGCACCAACGCACGCCCAAGTCAAGAAGATGTACTGGTCGGATATGAAGCAGCTTTGCCTGTGCAGCCTGCAGACGAAAGCGCCGTCTGAAACCGATCTGATCATCTACCTGAACAACGGCACCGAGATCCACCTGATTGGACTGGATCGACCGCAACGCATTGAGGGTGTGTTCTGGTCCGGCGGTGTGATCGACGAGATTGCGGACGTGAAGCCCGAAGCGTGGGAAGCGAACATTCGCCCCGCATTGGACACGTTCAATCCGTCGCGCCCGAACTATCGGGCCTGGTGCTGGCTGATCGGCGTGCCTGATGGCCTGAACCACTACTACGACATGGCGCAGTACGCCGAGACTGCGAACGATCCGGATTGGCAATGCTTCCACTGGAAGAGCGCCGAGATCCTGCCGGCCGACACAATCGCCGCCGCTAAGCGGCAGATGTCGGCGAAGCAGTACAAGCAGGAATACGAGGCCAGTTTCGAAGGCGCGACCGGCCGTATCTACGAAGACTACAGCAAGGCGAACCACACGGATGCGCGGATCGAGCCGCACGAGCAGCTGATGTGGATGCACGACCAGAACTACACGCCGCTGTCTTCGGCTGTGGGTGTTCGGCGCGACAACGCGCTGTACCTGCTGGACGAGATTGTGTTGACCAGCGCCGTGTCGAAGCAGTCGGCCATGGAGTTCGTCGAGAAGTTCAAGGACCACAAGAACAAGCATGTGCTGATCTACGGCGATCCTGCCGGCCAAGCCGGCGAGAAGCACGGCCACGCATCCGACTACACCGACATCGAGGGCGTACTCCGGGCGCACGGCTGGAAGTACGCGCGCAAAGTCAAGCCGGCACACCCTGCGATCAAGGACCGCCAGAACGCTGTGCGCGCCAAGATCTGCACGGCTGATGGCCATCGATCGCTGTTCGTGAATCCGGTGACGGCTAAATGGTGCGACAAGGGCCTGGCGACTGTGCAGTTGCAGGAAGGGTCGACCTTCCAGGAAGACCAGAAGAACAAGTATCAGCACATCACGACCGCGATTGGCTACTGCGTTGATGTGGAGTGGCCGAGCATCAAGCGCGTCGCGAGCGTCACCGAGTTGCGCATCTAAACGAAGGAAGTCAGCACATGACCAACCCAGCACAGCAGGCCACGCCCGCGACGCCATCGCCGGAAGTCGAGGCAATGGCGCAAGAGTGGCCGCTCATCACCGCGTTGCTGGGCGGGACGTCGACCATGCGCGCTGCAGGCAAGGAATATCTGCCGCAGGCGCCGGCCGAATCGGACGCGGCATATCAGTACCGCCTGTCGACGTCGACCCTGTTCAACGGCTTTCGTCGCACGGTCGAGACGTTGGCCGGCAAGCCGTTCTCCGAGCCGCTGCATCTGAATGACGACGTGCCGCCGGCGATTGTCGAGTACGAGAAGGACATCGACCTGGAAGGCCGCAACCTGCAGGCGTTCGCGCACGGCGCCATTCAGACGGCGCTAGCGTACGGCCTAGCACACATCCTCGTCGACTATCCGCCCACGCCGGTCGGCACGCTGGAAGACCAACGCAAGTCCGGTGCACGGCCGTACTTCGTCGCGATCCATCCGAAGAACCTGCTGGGCTGGAAGTCGGAGCGCATCAATGGCGCCGAAACGCTCACGCAGATTCGCATCATGGAGTCCGCGCGCGAAGACGACGGTGAGTGGGGCGTCAAGATCATCCCGCAGGTCCGCGTACTGGAGCGCGACAATTTCCGCATCTATCGCCAGAACGAGAAAGAGGAGTGGTTCCTGTTTGGCGAGGGTGAAGTGTCGCTCGGCATGATCCCGCTCGTCACGATCTACGGCGACCGCACTGGCTTCATGACCGCCCGCCCGCCACTGCTTGATCTGGCCTACCTGAACGTCGAGCACTGGCAGTCGTCATCGGACCAGAGCAATATCCTGCACGTCGCGCGCGTGCCGATCCTGTTTGCTGCCGGATTCGAAGATGGACAGTTGACCATCGGCGCGAATACCGCCGTTGCCGCAACCGACCCGAACGCCAAGCTGCAGTACGTGGAACACACGGGCGCCGCCATCGGCGCCGGCCGCGAGTCGCTGAAGGCTCTGGAAGAGCGCATGTCGCTCATGGGCGCGCAGATGCTCGTGCGCAAGCCGGGCAGCCGCACCGCGACCGAGAAGGCGATCGATACCGCGGAATCCGATTGCGCATTGTCCGCCGTCGTTCTGAACGCCGAGGACGCGCTCGAGCAAGCACTCGACTTCATGGCGAAGTGGGAAGGCCTGGAAGATGGTGGTTCGATCGAGATCAACGACGATTTCGGCGGCTGGATGGATACGCTCGACGAGACGACGCTCCTGCGCTGCCGTGAGCTCGGCATCCTGAGCGCCGAAACCGTGTTCAACGAGCTGCAGCGCCGCAAGGTGATCTCCGAAGAGCTGACCTGGCTCGAAGAGGCCGACCGTCTGAAGAAGGAAGGTCCGCCAGTTGGCGTCGTCGGCAGTTTCGAAGCCGCCTCGTCGGACGCGTGATTTACCGATTTAGTTTTTCGAAGCCGCCCGCGTGATGCAGGCGGCTTTTCTTTTGGGCGAGATGCCCGCAACACCATATCCGAGAGGGATAACGCAATGGCACTTGATCTGATCGTTGACGCGCTGGACGCCGTACCGGAAGCATTTCGCCCCCTGTATGTGCAGAACGGCGACAAATACAAGCTGGATGTTTCGGGCGTCGAAGACACGTCGGGCCTGAAGAGCGCGCTGGAGGCTGAGCGTCGCGCCGCCCGCGAGGCCAGCAAACAGGCTGCGGCGTGGAAGGCGTTGGGCAAAACGCCGGATGAAATCCAGGCGCTGGTCGAAGCGCAGGCTAAGGCTGAGCAGGAGCGACTGACCAAGGCAGGCGATTGGGACAAGCTCGCCAAGCAAATGAACGATGCCCACGCACAAGAACTCAACACCCTGAAGTCGACGCTGGAAACCAAGGACAAGGCTTTGGCCAAGCACCTGGTCGATTCGGCCGCAGTCAACGCCATTGCAGCAGCGAAGGGGGTACCGGAGCTGCTGTTGCCGCATATCCGAAGCGCCGTGAAGGTGATCGAGGAAAACGGCGATTACGCCGTGCGTGTCGTCGACAGCACCGGCAGCCCGCGCGTGAATGGCAAGGGCGAATTCCTCTCAATCAAGGATCTGGTCAGCGAGATGCGCCAGTCCGAAGTGTTCGGTCGCGCTTTCGACGGGTCGGGAGCTAGCGGCAGCGGCGCACAAACATCGTCCGCACGGCAGCAAACAAAAGACCTATCCCATCTACCGCCAACCGAGCGCATGACAGCAGCAAGGGCGGCGAAAAAATAAAGGTAACACATCATGGCACTGACTCTTGTCGAAGCAGCGAAACTGGAAACTGGCGACGTGCTGCGCCAGGCAATCATCGAACTGTATGCCGGCTCGTCCTCGATCCTGCAAACGCTGCCGTTCGAAACGATCGCCGGCAATGCGCTCAAGTACAACCGCGAAGACTCGCTGCCCGGCATCGGCTTCCGCGGCGTGAACGAAGCCTACACGGCGTCGACCGGCGTTCTGAATCCGCTGACCGAGTCGCTGGTGATCGCCGGCGGTGACCTGGACGTGGACAAGTTCATCATCGACACCATGGGCGCCAACCAGCGCTCGGTGCACGAAGCGATGAAGATCCGCGCGTTGTCCCTCGCCTGGACGAAGAAGTTCATCAAGGGCGACAACCAAAGCGATCCGCGCGAGTTCGACGGCCTGCAAGTGCGCGTGACTGGCAATCAGCTGATCGCCGCCGGCTCGACCGCCAACGGCTCCGCGCTGTCGCTGTCCAAGCTGGACGAGGCAATCGACCAGACCCTGAATCCGACGCACCTGCTGATGAGCAAGGCCATGAAGCGTCGCCTCACTCAAGCATCGCGTTCGACCACGGTCGGCGGCTTCATCACCATGGGCATCGATGGCTTCGGCAAGCCGGTCGAGATGTACAACGGCCTGCCGATCCTGACCGTCGACCTGGACAACGCCGGCGCCCCCATCCTGCCGTTCACGGAAGCAGCCACCAGCGGCACCGCAACGGCGACGTCGATCTACGTTCTGAGCTTCGGCAATGACGGCGTGCTGGGCCTGCAAAACGGCGGCGTCGACGTGCGCGACCTGGGCGAACTGCAAACCGCGCCGGTGTTCCGCACCCGCGTGGAGTGGTACAACGGCTTCGGAGTTTTCAACGGCCGTGCCGTGACCCGCCTCTGGTCCATCGCTGACGCCGCTGTCGTCGCCTAACCAACCGCCAACGATAAGGACTCGACATCATGGCAAATCTTTACTCTCAACGCACTTACGACAACGCCCTTCTGCTGAAGGCTGCGGGACTGGTCGCCGCTACCGCCACCGAATCGGTAATTCTCGACCTCGGCGCTGGCCTGGTCGATGCCGATCTGGTGATCGACGTTTCGGCGGTCGAAGTCGCGACAGGCGACGAGAAGTACACCATCCACCTGGAAGGTTCGAACGTCGCAGCAATGACGTCGGGCTCGGTCACGCTGGCCAATATCCCGATGGGCAACAAGACCGATCCGGCTGACGCCGCTACGGGCACGGGGCGGTTCATCGTTCCGTTCCGTAACGAGCAGAACGGCACCACCTACCGCTACGTGCGCATCTACACCCTGGTCGCAGGTACGGTGGCAACCGGCATCAACTTCATGGCGTTCATCGCGAAAGACGAGGACTAAGCCATGACCGACCGTTACGTTGAGGCGGAAGTGCTCGTCAATGCGAACATCACTCAGCGTAAGCGGGTTCTGCTCGCCGACTCCGGTGATGTTCCGACGACGACTTCCGCCGGAGTCGGCGCGCTGCCAGCAGCGTTCAACAACGACGCAAGCCTGACTGTTGTCGAGTATGGGAACGGGGTGGTCCACAAAACCGTTTTCACGCTCAATGCACTGAGCGTGCCTGTCACGGACGCGCTGGCCTACGCATCCAGGCAGCTCTACGATTTCCCTGAGGGCAGGATACTGGTCCTGGGCGTCACCGGATCGCTGCAATGGGCGGTGACGACGGACAGAACAACCACGATCAACGATAGCGCCGCCCTGAAGTGGGCGCTCGGCACGGCCGCGGCATCCAACATCACCCTGTCGGGAACGATGGTCGATTTGCTGCCGAAGACGGCTGTAACGCTCTCCGCAGCGGCTGCGGCGCTCAACACGGCATCAAGCGCCGCGCTGGCGGCCTCGGCGCAATTCGATGGCACGTCGACCGCGAAGGATGCGCTGCTCAACGTCGGATTCGAGACCAACACCGATATCGATGCAGATGGCACGTTGACAGCCACGGGCCAGATCACGCTGGTCTGGATCAATCTGGGAGATTACTAAAAATGGGCCTCGTTACCTGTTACGACGCGCAAGGCGGTGAATACCAGAAGGAGCCGGTCGACGCGCGCGAATGCGTGAAGCACTGCGGCTTTACGTTGACACCGCCCCAACTGGAGCCTGTCGGCGCTGATTCTGCGCCAGATGCGTCGGCGCCTGAAGTATCTGAGGCCACGGCTGCGCCGGCGGCCAAGGCTGGCAAGACCAACCAAAAGTAATCATGGCACTTACCGATGCTCAGAAAGTGGACGTGCGTCGCTGGGCCGGATATCCGGTTTCCGGCGACGCCAGCGTGGCGATCTATTCGGACCCAGTGTATTTCCACGCCGGCCCGCGCGATGCCCTGAACGCGCTGACGCTGGAAGGGCGCCTTAATCACCTGACCGACGGCGAGGAATCGGTGCTCGTCAACACGTACCTGCAGAACCTGACCGCGCTCGAGCAGGCGATTCTGGACTCGGCTGCGAACCTCGACACGAACAAGGCCGCCGTCTGGGAGCGCAATCCGCGCGAGGTGCAAGAACGTGCGCGCCTGTTCGATGGCTGGCGCCGTCGCATGTGCGGCTTCCTCGGCATTCCGCCAGGCCCGGATCTCGGCGCCAGCGGCATGACGGTGGTGCGGGCATGACTTGCATTGCGTGGGACGGCGTGACGCTCGCGGCCGACAAGCGAGCAACAAGCGGCGGCGGTATCGCGCGCACGGTGACGAAGATCGAACGTCACGGCAGCAACCTTCTCGCCGTGATTGGCAGCTGGGATGTGGCGACGGAACTGCGCGCATGGTTCAAGGCCGGCGCGAAGCCCGAGGCATTTCCGGAAAGCGCGCGTAGCGGCGAAGGCACGCTCGTCGTCATCACTCCCGGCAAACACCCGCGCACTTACGCAACAGGCCCGCATGCGCTGCCGATCGAGCAGAAATGCTTGGCGTTTGGCTCGGGGCGCGACTACGCCGAAGCAGCGATGTTCCTCGGCTGCGACGCGAAGCGGGCCGTTGAGGTGGCCTGCCAGTTCCAGACCGATTGCGGCAACGGCATCGACACATTGAGGTTGAAATGAGCATGACCGGCGACCGCCTGCAAGGCCTGATCTACGCAGGTTATGCGAAGCTGGCCGCAAAGGCAGGCTTCATGTACGACGTCTACCGCTTCGACGAGCCGATCGCCGTCACCGACGACATCTACAAGATCGAGCGCATCCCGGTTGCATTCGCGGCCGAGAAGAAATTCGCGATCCCGAACAAGTACCAGATCCCGACGTGGTACTGCTACGCCGACGGCCGCGTGCTGCAGCCGCGTGACATCCTGATTGGACCAGCTGGCACGTTCTACATCGGCGACATGCAACCGAACCTGCCGATCCAGGCGGTTCAGACGAACCATGTAATCTCGATTGGCCGCGGCTCGTACGGCGGGGGCGACCAGTCCATCGAGTATTACGCGACCGATATCCCGTGCTTCATGCAATTCAAGCGTGAGGACATCAAGCAGAGCCAATACGCGACCACGATGGGCCAGGCGATCACGCATTGGACTACGTTCATTCCGCTGCCCGAGGGCACGCTGACGCAGGACGACGTCGTGCGGGACGAGAACGGCATCCGGTACATCGTCGACGCGCCGGATTTCACCAGCATCGGCTACGTCGCGCATTTGAGGCTGATCACGATATGACGATGACCATCGATTTGGCGCAGGCGCTCGCGTGCCTGAACCGCCTCGCCGCGCTGAACATGTCGCCGTGGATGGCGAAAGTCGGCCAGCAGGCGCAACAGGGCGTCAAGCAGCGCATCCAGCAGTCCAAGCAGGATCCGGACAATGCGGCATGGTCGCCGTGGATGCCGCGCACCGAGAAGTACCGCACGAAGAAGGGCAACGCAGCCCAGGGTCTGTTGTGGGACGACGGGACGCTGCTCAATTCGATCACATTTCACTCCGCCGCCGATGGCGTGTCGGTTAGCTCCGACGTGCCGTATGCGGGCTACCTACAGGACGGCACGGAACGCATGGCCGCGCGCCCGTTCATGGGCTGGTCCGACGAGGATATCGCCGGCATGGAGTTCTCGGCCGTCCAGTTCATCGAGGCGCTGCTGTGAAAGCGGCGCAGGAAAGGATACGCAAGCATGATCTCTGAAAACGCCGCCGACCTCGTCGCGCGCGTGACGTCCGTTGCGGGCTTCGAAGGGCGAGCCGGCCTCGCGATTGGTGGCCGCGGCGCCGATCCTGCGATGACCAAGATCCCGCTGCCAGCCGCCTGGGTGATGTTCGGCAAGGACCAGGTCGACGAATCGCCGTATGGCTCGTCACAGTCCGGCGGGCGCGGCGGCCTGATCCCGAGCGGCGAGAACGTGCAGCAGGTCTTCAGCGTGGTGATCTACGTGCCGTACTTGAGCCAGGACGACCTGCTGACGACGCAATTCCCGCTGCTCGAATCCGTCATTGCCGCAGTTCGCGACAACGGCCGTGAGGCGCCGAGCGGCAATCGTTGGCGCTACATCGGCCAGAAGCTCGCCATGGTCTACCCGGACCGCCTCGCCTACGAACAGCATTACACGCTCGACGCTTTCATGTAGTAACCCGCCCGCGACGAGCGGGTTTCTCCACCCCGTAAATAAGGAAATACCATGCCCCTCATCAGCAACAGTGACCTTCAGGCCATCGGCGACAAGCTGGCACGCTTCGGCGCCACGTCGGTGGGCGATCCGAACTTCGACAATGCGTTCACCGCCGGTCTCGATGCCGCCAGCAATGCGGTCCTGTCGGGCTCGAACAGCATCGCGCAGTACCTGCTCGATTCGAACGACGAAGCCGTGACGGCCGACCTGCTGCCCGCCGCGCGCGACCTGGACGAGTCACACCCGGTCATGCCGACCGGCTTCCTGCTCGGCATCCCGGGCATCAGCGCGATGATCAAGGCGCTGGACACCCACGTGAAGCGCTACGCCGGCGCCGCGAACCTCGACGCCTACCTGTCGACGCTGAACGCATCGAGCCCGACACTGCGATTCCATGCCGCGTTCACGGATCACCTCAAGACGCTGTCGGCCCGAAATGTGTTCATCGGCGC